GTGTGTAATATATGCGGTGGCTCCTTTACAACTAACTCCTCGCTTAGCACAGTCAGCCAAACAGTTTTGTTCAGCATGGAGCGTTGCTTGCTCGTGGTTATGTCTAACAATTGATGCGTGAGGACAGCCTGGTAAAAAGCCATTATAACCTTGACTAATAATTCTATTATTTTTTACTAGTAAACACCCAACCTGCAATCGTTCACACGGAGAACGTTCTTTCGTAGCAACTACGATTTTCTTGTAGTATTCATCCCACGTAGGGCGTTTATGCCTAGGCGAATCCTCTGACATTATATTAACTTAAAAAAATTAAGTTTTAATACTTTACAATGACAAGTATTAAAACATTTAAGGTCTCCGATGAACTTTTTTCAGGATACACTGTCAAAATTGATATGGATTATTATGACTCTCTAGAAGCTGTATGCGCACAAGTTAAAAGATGTTTAATTATATTTTTAGAACAGCACAATCTTGAAGCCTTAAAAAACAAAGCAAAAATGTTAAATTTACACCATCATGATTATAATTTAGGGGATGTTTTAACAACAAAAGAGTATCGTGAATATTGGCTTTGTAGTCATTGCTAGTTATATTTTTTAAAATCTAATTATAGAGTATAATGAAGTGTTCTAAGTCAGTTATGAAATATACTGGTTATTTGCATATTATTGCCCTTGCAGTTGCAATTTATGGTACTTTTCATCAAATTGATGCGGTTAAAAATGACAAACCTTTTTCGCCAATTTTATCCTTATCTTTAACTGCTATGCTTCTTCTTAGAGTTCCAAACCAAATTTGCGTTGCTTTAAAGGAACCAGAAGGATGGTATTCGGTTGTAGGAACTTTAGTAGGCGCAGCTAGTTTTGGATACTTAGGTTATGAAACTTACATGCAAGAAAAAATTAAAAAAACACAAAAAAAAATTAAGAGTCAGACGCACTAATAATGAACGCGGTTATTTTTGTATAAATAATTAAGAATAAGTGGATATAGTTTAAGAGTTAAAATCTCATAAGCCCAATCTTCATGATCATCTAAGTATTCTTCAAAGAAACTTTCATCCCATACTTGCATTTGTATTAGTTATTAATACAAATTCAACTAAATCAATTTAAAAATTAAAAAGACGACGCGTTGTCCTCTTTTTCTTTCTTTTTGACTTTTTCTTTGTTTTACTTTTCTTTTTTTTATGTTTACTTTTCTTTTTTGTCTTTTGTTCATCTTTTTTGGATGGATCATATTTTAAAAAATAGTAATCCCATTCTTTGCCATATCTTTTATTAGACAATTCTTTAAATTTTTGGGCTTTTTCTTCACGAATACCTTCTAATGTAAGTTGTTTACCGTAGCAATTTATACTAAATCTTTTTAATAGTCCTTTTTGCGATAATCTATTGTGTTGTTGTACTCTAAACAAATATTCAGCCATACAAATAATACGATTAGGATCATAGTATGGTCTATTAACGTAGGTGAACGCAAGATAAAAACTAAGCATGGTATCTATTGTAGCAATTTTAACATTTCTTCTTTTCATTTTAATTACATTATAACTATGACACGCGATTGGTTCATAAATCATAACAACGGTTTCTTTATTTACCATTACTTCATAATGAGGCGCAATAACTTCGCCGACACCTGGTTTTTTTCTGATAGAAACCTTTTTAATACCAGCATCTTTTAATCTATTTTTCAATATATTCGCTGTTTGTTCAGGATCAGTAGCAAGCACATCAAAATCGGGTATTTTTTTGAAACGCTGATATCTAAACTTTTTGAGATAACGAATATACATTTGCAATGCCATTGCTCCAAAAAAAACGACACCTTGATTAATTAAAGACTCTCTGGTAATATAGAAAATTTTTTGTTCTAAACCTTTTGGTAGTTTATGATCCGGGTCAAAAAATCGTTGAATTTCAACAAAATCGCAATTCTTACCTTTTAAAGGAAAATTTTTATTTAAAAGGGATATTCTTTTTAATACTTTTTCCCATCTAGAAGGATCGCCTTTTGGTCTAGACAATTCAAGATACATAAGCATACGTAAATAATTAGGAGGCGTGTAGTAAATTCCACTAATATTTACAGCTGTTTTGGATATTTTTTTGTATAATTCGGGTACTAAGAATGTAATATCAGCAACTGGGATAAAATTAACAAATACCTTAAATGTACCCGCATGTACACCTGCCTTTGCTTCTATTTTTGTAAAACCTTTTTTGTAATAAATATCAGCCAAATCCTTAGCATCTTTAAGAGGATCAGGCGAGAAAAAATCATAATCAGGCAATTCCGTATTCATATCATAGAACTGGTCTTGTGGAGGTAAAAGAGCATTAATAGCCGTTCCTCCATAGCATATTCTTTTACGAACGCGCAAGAAATTTTCCACTATATCTATTATTTTTCTGACTTGAGGATCTTTTAACATTTGTTCACCCTCGATAACATCGGCTTTATCGACAGCTTGTCTCAATATTGCCAATTCGCATTCTTCAAAAGACATGTTTTTTTTACAACTGGTCATAATAATATATATAGTGATTAAATTTTTACATTGTAAAATTAACCATTGGTAAATTATATTTTTTACCTTTGAATGAAAGCTTTTTATCGGGCGGCGTTGGACAAGTTATACTCTTCTTTTGCAAACATAAATAGGAGGGTTTTTTAATAAAAGCACACCCTCCCTCATTAAAGAAATTTAAGTAATATTTCATATTTTTATCTAAATTTTGATAGTTCATACAAACCATTTGACAACCTAAAGCCTGATGAACAATAATTGGTAAATTGGTATTAATTTCACTCCAATCGGGCATTGTTAAAGCCAAACTGGTTTTATTTTCAGATTTAAGAGTATCGGCACTAGGGGCATATTGCACGTCGTGATTACGCATTTGTCTGAAATAAATAGAATTAGATCCTAAATTAACTAACTCATAAAACGGATTATCTTCACTTTTGTAATTATCATTCTCCTGATGTGCTAAAATAATAACTTTTCTCATCATAGATTTTAAAGGTTGCATTGTTAAATTCATGGTATGACCATCTTCCATTCTACCTTCAAATGACCATCTTGCATCTAGCAATTTACCAGCAAAATTATTTTTAATTGCAGCTGCTAAAGGCGCATAAACATCGTTTCTATTTGATTTTATTCTAAAGTGTAAAAATAAAGGATCATTTGGATTAGCACATTTGGCAGATGAAAAGGCTAGTTGTGAAACTCTTTGCATAACTTTATCAACTGAAATGCTATTGTATGTACCTTTAATATTTGGATTTTGGAATGGCGATGCTGCTACTACTGCCTGTCCATCAACGGAATAAATAGCAAAATCTAAAACTCTTGCTCCGTGAAATAAAATTTCTTCTAATGGATCTAATGTTACATAACTGTCTTGAAAATCGCCAGCACAACATGAATTGTAACTACTGGCAATATAGAAGTTTAAGAGAGGCTCATCATATTTAGGATCACTATCATTGATGCTTGATAATTGAGGTGCATATTCTGATTTATCGTATGATTTTTCCATCTTGTCTACGTTTGCTGATTTTTTACCAATTTGTGTTCTATAATACCAAAAAACACCTAATACAGCTAGCAAAACACCAATCCAAATATATTGAGACAAGAATTTTTGTGTATTGTTTAATGCTTGTGTACACTTTAAAATAATTGTATATATTATATCAATAATGCCAGGCGGATTATTACAATTAGTTGCATATGGACAAGCAAATCTTATATTAACAGGTAATCCTAAAACAACATTCTTTAAATCGGCTTATAAAAAGTATACGCCGTTTGGAATGCAACGGTTTCGTATCGATTATAATGGGCAACGAACATTATCCTTTGATACTGGAGTAGAAATGGATTTTAAAATACCCAGATACGCAGAACTTTTATGGGATACTTACATTGTTGTAAATTTGCCAGATATTTGGAGTCCTTTATTTTATAGGGATGATGTACCTGGAAAATATGTTCCTTATGAATTTCAATGGATAAATGATCTGGGTTTTGCCATGATTAGAAGAATAAGTATTTATTCGGGCGGAAACACATTAGCTCAATATTCTATGGATGATGAATGCTGTACGTCGCGATGAAGGTGGTAAAAGAGTTTTATTAGGACAAATGACAGGAAGTGATAGACATTTGGAGAGATTAATAGATCCAGCAGCGTTTTGGGGTGGCAAGTATCCTAATGCCATTCCACAAGATAAATATTCTACAACCGGTTTAGAACCATCAATACGAGGTAGACAATTATATATTCCTTTGATGGCATGGTTTTGTTATTCTACTAAGACTGCTTATTCTACTAAGACTGCTTTGCCGTTAATAGCCTTACAATACCAGGAAGTCCATATAAAAATAGAATTTAGAGCCATTAAAGATATCTTTACAGTGTTAGATGTGGAACAACCTAATCCATGTACTAATTGTGCTAATCCAGGTCCCATTTATGTTCCTAGTTTAAATTTAAAACGTAAGGCGCCTAACTCTGCTAGTGTTACAGATCAAATGTGGAAATTTCTTCAACCTCCATCAAAATTACCAGTTAGTGATGAAGAAAATCATTCTATATATTTAAATAGACGCAATGATTGGAACAGTGATGTACATCTTATAGGAACATATATATTTTTAGGAGAAGAAGAGAGAAGAACAATGGCTAAAAAATGCCATTCGTTTTTAGTTAAACAGCAATATGAATGGGATTATTTAAATGTTACTGGTTCTCGTCGCGTAGATATTCCTAGTCGTGATATGGTAAGTAGTTACATGTGGAGATTCAGGAGGAGTGATGTAAATACGAGAAATCAATGGTTTAATTACTCAAATTTTGAATTTGAAGGAAAACCTGGTTCTCCACCAGAATTAGAAAATCTGGATGGTAGTGATATAAATATTCCAAACCCATTCACCTGTACATCAGGGCCTCCGGGGAATTGTAATCCATTTTCATTATATACTTCCGGAGCAATGACAATTAAAAATCAAAGGAATATTATGCTTGATATGGCTATATTATGTGGTCAAGATTAC